AGGACCCGCGCTACGGCCGGTATGACGTCGTGCAGCGGAAGATCCGCGGCAACCATCTGGCGATCGTCGACGTCGCGCGCGCGGGCCCGGAGGCGCGCGTGCGCATGGACGCCGCTGTTCGCCAGGACGAGCCGAACACCGACTCGCTTGCACGTGAGTCGTTCACTGCTACAACTTCTTCTAGCCCCCGAGGGGACACCATGAAGACGCCTGAGGAACTTCAGAAGATGGTCGACGCCGCGATCGCGGACGCCGCGGCTCAGGCCCGGCGCGCGGATGCGGCCGAGGCCCAGGTGCGCGAGCTGCAGGCCCGTGCGGACAAGGCCGAGGGCGCGGTCGCCGCGCACGCCTCGGTGGCCTCCGAGCTGGAGCAGGCCCGCAAGGACCTCAAGGACAGCGAGGGCCTTCGCGAGAAGGCCGCGCGTGCCGAGGCCGAGCGCGACGCCGCGATCGCCGCGCGCCGCGACGCCGAGGACCCCAAGCGGTTCGCGGACGCGGTCAAGGCGCGCTGCGCGCTCGAGGGCGACTGCCGCTCCGTCATGGGCGCGGAGTTCCGCTGCGACGGCATCGAGGACCGCGACCTCCAGGTCGCCGTGCTCAAGCGGCTCGGCCACCAGGTGGAGAAGGACAAGTCGGCCGACCACGTCGCCGGCCTGTTCACCTCCGCCGTCAAGCACTACCGCTCCGGCGAGGCCGCGCTCTCGCGCGCCCGCGACGTCATGGTGGCGCAGCGCAAGGACGCCGAGCGCTACGACCGTGACTCCGCTCGGCAGCGCATGATCGATCGCAACCGCGGCCGGGCGCCGCAGGAGAGCAAGTAGCCATGTCCCAGACCAGCGTGACCACGCGGCAGCCCGTGTCGGTCGCCGGCATGCCCGGCGACGAGGCCGGCGGCCTCTACGAGTACGAGAGCGGCCACAACCAGAACGCCTCCGCCTCGCTGTTCTTCGGCCGCATGGCCGCGGCCGGCTCCGAGACGGACGGCGCGCAGACCCTGGCCGCCACGAGCGATCGCCTCAAGGGCGTGCTCGTGCTCAGCCAGAACTACGATCCCAACACCGACCTCGCGTCGGACGGCGGGATCGCCCCCGACGTCCACGGCAGCTTCATGCGCCGTGGCCGCGTCTGGGTCGAGGTCGAGGAAGCCGTCACCCCCGCGTCCGTCGTGCGCGTGCGCGTGGTCGCGGACACCGAGGGCCCGGTCGGCCGCTTCGCGGACACCGCGGACACCGGCAAGACGGTCGTCCTGAAGTCGGCCCGCTTCCTCGGCACCACGACCGCGGCGGGACAGCTCGTGCTCGTGGAGTTCGACCTCCTCGACGGGATCACCGCCGACTAAGGCGGAGGAGACACAGACCATGGATCGCCTGGACGCAACCGAACTGGCCTTCTTCAAGCGCGAGCTGGAGGCCGTCGACACCCGCATCTTCGAGGAGAAGCTGCCGGACCTCAAGGCCCGGCAGCTCATCCCGACGATCTCGGACCTCGCCGCCGGGGACCGGTCGTACACCTACCGCATGTTCAAGAAGATCGGCAAGGCGAAGTACGCCGGGGCCGGTGGGAGCAACGACGCTCCCCGTGCGGACGTGGCCGGCAACGAGTTCACCACGAACCTGAAGCCGGTGATCGCCTCCTACGGCTACAACATCTGGGAGCTGCAGGCCGCGGCGAAGGCCGGCCGGCCCCTGGACGCGATGCGCGGCGTGGCCGCGCGGCGCGCCATGGAGCAGCTCGTCGACGAGTCGTGGGCCTGGGGCGACGCCGAGCAGGGCCTCAAGGGGCTGCTCACGCTGTCCAGCATCAACGACTTCGCCGGCTCGGGCGTGTGGGGAACCCTCGCGACCGCGGACCCGGACAAGGTCGTGGCGGACATCATGGGGATCTGCTCGTACACCAACGAGCAGACCAAGGGCGTCTTCGGCCGCTTCCGCGTGCTGCTGCCGATCAAGCTCTACAACCTCGCCGCGCAGCTCCGCATGGGCGACGGCTCGGACCAGACGGCGCTCAAGTTCGCGCTCGCGAACTGCCCGTACCTCAGCGACGTCCAGCCCTGGTTCCGCTGCTCGGCCGCGGCCGACGCGGAGGGCTCGCCTCTCTCCAAGGACCTCATGTTCGCCTACCCGGTGGACGAGATGGTCGTCGGCGGCCTCGTGCAGGAGATCGACTTCCTGGCGCCGCAGGAGAAGGGGTACGAGTTCGAGATCCCCGGTCACGCGGCGACCGGCGGCGTGGTCTGCCGCTACCCGATCGCGCTGACCAAGTGCGACGACATGACCTAAGCAGGTAACCCGGCCGGGGGCGGCCTGGGCTTGATCCTCCTCCCGCGCTCGCTCGTGTCGCCCCCGGCAGGGACCCTGCTGTACGAGGAGCGCAACCTATGATCACCTGGGCCGACGTCGTGCTCATCGCGCCAGGGCTGTCCTCGATCGACGAGGACTCCCAGGACGCCGTGCTGGCCTACGTCCAGCGCCTGGTCGCCCCTGCCAAGTGGGGCGACTGGGTCGACATGGGGATGACGTTCCTGGCCGCTCACTACGGAACCCTGGTGCAGCGCTCGCTGGCCACCAGCGGCAGCAGCTCGCAGGCCGTGGGCCCCGTGGTGAGCGAGACGGTCGGCCCGGTGGCGCGGACGTTCGCCGTGCTCACCTCCAGCTCTGGCTCCGGGGACGCCTCGCTCACCACGACCAACTGGGGCCGCGAGTACGTCGAGCTGCGCCGCTCGCTGCCCAGCCGCTTCGACACGGTGCTCTAGTGGCGCGCGGCGTCTCCGCCAAGATCACGGTCAACGACAGCGGCCTCCGCCGGCTGATGTCACAGGTCAAGGATCTGGAGGGGGACCCGCACGTCCGCGTGGGGATCTTCTCGGACGGCAAGGGTGGCGAGCAGCACGACGAGAGCGGCCTCTCCAACGTCGAGCTGGCCGTCATCCACGAGTTCGGCGCGCCCGAGGCAGGCATCCCGGAGCGCAGCTTCATCCGCTCCACGTTCTCTAAGGAGCGCGCGGCGCTGAAGGCCGATCTCAAGGTGCTGCTCAAGCGCGTGCTGGAGGGCAAGCTCGAGGCGCGCGCCATGTTCGACCTGCTCGGCCAGCGGCTGGTCGCCGCGATCCAGCGGCGCGTGCGCGGCGAGGGGATCCCGCCCCCGCTCAAGCAGGCGACGATCGACCGCAAGGGCTCGTCCCGCCCGCTGATCGACACCGGCCGCATGATGGCTGCGCTCACCTACGCGACGTTCATCCGCGGCGAGAAGGGCGGGCGCTAGTGGACCTCTCCTCTGTCGTCCTCGGATTCGCCTCGGCGTACACCGTCACGCGCGCCAGCGGCGCGGGCGCCTACGGCTCCGACGGGAAGTTTGACGAGCCTGGGACCACCACGCTCAGCGTGCAGGCCGTGGTGCACCCTCTCACCGGGCGGGACCTGCAGCGGCTGCCTGAGGGCCTGCGGACGTCCGACGTCCTCTGCGTTTACAGCGTCGAGAGGCTGCGCGTAAAGGCCGCCGGGGAGCGCCCGGACAAGATCACGATCGGCGGCGAGCAGTACCAGGTGGAGCACGTGGAAGACTGGTCGACGCTCGGTAACTACTTCCGCTCCTACGTCCGGAAGGTGGGCCGGTAGCCATGGCGTGGTCGGACATCGAGACGGCGATCCGCGCCTGGGTCAAGAGCGGCAGCGGCCTCACCGACGAGCAGGTGATTTGGGCCGACCAGAACGGGGGCAGCCCGGCCCTGCCGTTCATCGACATCCGCCTCGGCGAGCTGGTCCCGGTGGGCGCCGCGGACGCCTCCGACTGGGAGTACGACGCGGGCGGCCCGGCCGGCCAGGAGATCGTCATGTCCGGCCACGGCGTGCGCGAGTTCGCCGTCTCCGTCCGGGCCTTCTCGGCCTCGCCGCTGGGCAACTCCTCGGCGCGGGCCCTGCTTTCCAAGGTGCAGACGGCCCTGGCCTTGGAGTCGGCGCGCAGCGCCCTCCACGCCGCGGGCGTGACGCCCTTCGACAACGGGCGCGTCCAGGTCGTGCCTGCTATACTAGAGACCTCCTGGGAAGGACGAGCAGTGCTGCAGGTTAGGTTTTACACCGAGGAGACGGTTACCGAGCGCACGACCTACATCGACACGGTGGAGGTCACGAACGAGGAGCCGACCCCGGACCAGACCTTCCAGGTCACGATCGAATAGGAGCCCGGAACCATGCCTCTCTCCGACATCGTCTCGATCTCGATCGTCACCGAATCCCAGTCGGTCAAGCAGGCCGGGTTCGGCGTGCCGCTCATCCTGTCGGCGAACGCCACGTGGCCGGAGCGGATCCGGTTCTACGCGGACGACACGGCCGTCGCCGTCGACTTCGCGGCCGGCACCCCGGAGCGGCTGGCGGCTGCCGCCATGTTCGCGCAGAACCCGAACCCCGAGCGCATCGCGATCGGGCGCCTCGCGAACAAGCCCACCCAGAAGTGGACCATCGACCTCGGGTCGGCGGGCATCCAGAACAGCACCCGCTACCGGCTCCAGATCACGCGCGCCAACGGGACCGTCGAGAACGCCGACTTCACCACGGACGCCTCGGCCACCGAGGCCGAGCTGTGGGCCGGCCTCGCCGCGGCCGTCAACGCCACCGGCGCGGCCGCGACCCTGACCGCGGTCGACACCGGCCCCGGCACCTCGCTGGTGATCACGGCCGACGCGGCCGGCAACTGGCATGGCATGGCCGTCATCACCCCGGACGGGCAGTACGACTCCGGCGTGTACATGTCGATCGTCCAGGACCACGTCGACCCGGGCGCGGCCGCGGACCTCGCCGCGATCAAGGCCGTGAACGACGAGTGGTACGCCGTCGTCAACCTGTACAACTCGGAGGCCATGGGGACGGCGATCGCGAACTGGGTCGAGGCAAACAAGAAGCTGTTCGCCTGCGACATCCAGGACAGCGCCACCGTGACGGCCGCGGTCGGCGGGACCGACTTCGCGGACGACCTCAAGGACGCGGCCCTCGCGCGCACGGCCCCGATGTACCACCCGGACAACGCCGAGATGGCCGGCGCCGCGTGGCTGGGGAAGTGCCTGCCCTTCACCCCCGGCAGCGAGACCTGGAAGTTCAAGACGCTCGCCACCGTGAATGTCTACCCGATCACCGCCACGCACCAGGTGAACCTGGAGGCCAAGCGCTGCAACTACTATTACGAGGTCGCGGGCGTGAACATCACCACGCAGGGCGTGGTCTCGGCCAACGAGTTCATCGACGTCGTGCGCGGCCGTGACTGGCTGGAGGCGCGCCTCTCGGAGCGGATCTTCGGCGCGCTCGCCAGCGCGATCAAGATCCCTTACACCGACCGCGGCGTGGCGATGATCGAGGCGCAGGTCCGCGCCGTCCTCAAGGAGGCCGTCGCGAACGGCTTCCTTACGGACGACCCGGCGCCGACCGTCTCCGTGCCCAAGGTCGCCGACGCGGCGCCGGCCGACAAGAGCGCCCGGCTGCTTCGCAACGTCCGTTTCTTCGGCACGCTCGCCGGAGCCATCCACAAGCTGATCGTCCAGGGCACGATCTCGGTCTAGCCCGGAGCAAGAGGAGAGCTGAACCATGTCGACCCGTACCTACGATCCCGGCGAGCACCTCTGCTCCTTCCTCGCCGTTCCCCTCAGCGCCTGGGGCCCGGACACGTTCATCATGGCGAGCCGCGCCGAGGACGCCTTCAGCATGACCGTCGGGGCCGGCGGCGAGGTCGCCCGCAACCGCAACCGCAACCGCACCGGCTCGGTGACGATCACGCTGCTCGCCAGCTCGCCCGAGAACGACCTCCTGTCCGCGATCGCGGTCGCCGACGAGAAGCGCGGCGAGGGCGTGGGCCCGCTCTTCGTCAAGGACCGGCTGGGCACGACCCTGGTGCACGCCGAGAACGCCTGGATCCGGAAGCGGCCCGACCTCGAGCGCGCCAAGGAGACCGGGGTGGTCGAGTGGATCTTCGACTGCGCCGAGCTGGAGACGTTCGCGGGCGGCTCGGTGCTGCCCTAACGGAGGCGCACCATGATCTACCTCGGCACGATCGACAACGCAGGCAGCGACGTGAAGAACAACCTCAACACGTCGACGCCGTTCACGATCCCGCATGGCCGGATCGTCGTGCAGCCCTCGGCCGCCACGTACGCGGTCGCCAAGTCGGCGGCCCAGGACGCCGCGTTCCTGCCGGGGGCCGTCACGTCCATGCTTCAGCTCGGGGCGGCCAACTCGATCCAGGACCTCGGCAAGATGGACGGAGGCTGCACGCTGGCCGCGCGCAAGACGGACGCTGGCGTAGGCACGCTGAAGGTGTTCCTGCTGGAGAACTAGCTTAGCTACTTCCGGGGTGGCGCAGCGGAAGCGCAGGCGGCTGTTAACCGCCAGGTCCCTGGTTCGATCCCAGGCCCCGGAGCCCACGACACGAGGAGGAGGACCTCATGGTCGAGACCAAGACACGCAGCATCGACGGCCTGAACTTCGGCGTCACGCAGCTCCCCGCCATGCGCGGGCTGCGCCTCTTCAACAGGCTTGGGCGCGTGCTCGCGCCCGCGGTCGCCCGAGCGGCGGCCTCGCAGACCGACGGGGAGGTCCAGCTCGAGGGCCTGGCCGGCGCGCTGGACCTGCTCTTCGCCAAGCTGTCCGACGACGAGCTGGAGGGCATCACCCGCGAGCTGCTCTGGAACGCCACCGTCGAGGGCCGGCCGCTCCTGCAGGAGCTGGACGCCACGCTCGGCGGCAAGGTGGGGACCCTGCTCAAGCTGGTCGGGTTCGCCGTGGAGGTGAACTACGGCGGTTTTTTCGCCGTGCTGCGCGGCCTCGTGCCCACGCTCGTCCCGCGCCCGGCGGCGTCCCGATCCAGCTCCCCCCCGAGCGCGAGCCCGAGTGGCCAGCCCTCCGCCTAGTGGTGCGGCGCTGGACCACGATCGAGGGGCTTGACCTGCTCTCGGTCGACGACGTCCTCGACTGGAACGACGTGCTAGACTCTGTTGCGAGGGCCGAGGCCGTCCGGGCCCCGGCTCCGCCGAGGTAACGGCCGATGCAACTCGCTGAATTCTTCGCCAAGCTGGGGCTCGACCTCGACGCCCAGTCGTTCGCGAAGGGGCAGCTTGCGGCCGACGCGATCAAGGGCGCGCTCGGCCTTGTGGTGGACGCGGCCAAGGCCGTCGGCAAGGCCATGGTCGACATGACCATCGGCACGATCAAGGCTGCCGACCATATCGACGAGGTGGCCCAGTCGACCGGCCTCTCCACGGACGAGCTGCAGGAGCTGGCCTACGCCGGCTCGTTCAGCTCGCTGTCCATGGAGGAGATGGCGCAGAGCATCGGGTTCCTGTCGAAGAACATGGAGGGCGCGGCCTCCGGCAGCAAGGAGCTGAAGGCCACCTTCAAGGAGCTGGGGGTCTCGGTCAAGAACCCGGACGGGACGCTGCGCAGCGCCAACGACGTCCTGGGGGACCTGGCTGACAGGTTCGCGGCCATGCCGGCCGGCCCGAAGAAGGTCGCGCTGTCGATGCAGATCTTCGGCCGCGCCGGCAAGCAGATGATCCCGCTCCTCAACGCCGGGCGCGCTGGGCTGGAGAAGTTCCGGCAGGAGGCCCACCGACTCGGCGTGGTAATGGACGAGGACCTGATCCGCCGGTCGGCCGAGGTGGACGACAACCTCAACCGGCTGGAGAAGGGCTGGGAGGGAATCAAGATCGCGGTCGGCCGCGAGCTGCTGCCGGTGCTGAGCAGCCTCACCGAGACGACCCTCGAGTGGGTCATGGCGAACCGCGAGGCCATCGCGTCCGGGATCAAGAGCTTCTTTGAAGCCATGGCGACCGCGGCCCGCGCCACCTACGACGCGGTCGTGTTCCTCGTCGACGGCGTCAAGCAGTTCATCGCGGAGTTCAAGAAGGGCGAGGGCCCGATCTTCACCGTGGTCTCCGCGCTGCTGCCGCTCGTGAACCTGCTCTCGCTCCTCGTGCAGAAGTGGGACGCGGTCAAGGCCGGCGCCATGGTCGTGTGGGAGTGGCTGGACCGCCGGCTCGCCCCGATCCTCAAGCTCCTGGACCCGCTGCTCCAGTTCATCGCGAAGCATTGGGAGACGATCACGAAGGTCATGCGCTACGCGATGATCGCCGTGCTGATCCCGATCGCCGCTGTGCTCGCCTCCGTGATCGCGTTCTTCGTTGCGCTCGGCGCCGCGATCCTCACCGTGGTCTCTGCGATCGCGGACCTGATCAACTGGTTCCGCGGGGCCGAGTCGACGATCGGCTCGTTCCTGGAGAAGTGGGGCAAGCAGCTGTACGAGGGGTTCGTGCAGCCCTGGGTCGACGCGGCCACGATCGTGCGCGACGCCTTCGGCAAGGCCTTCGACTGGATCGCGGCGAAGGTGCAGTGGACCCTGGACAAGGTCAACGAGGGCATCGAACTCCTGAACAAGCTGCCGGGCGTCAACATCGGGACGCGCCGGCTGGGGGACGTCATCTCTGCGATCCCCACCGTGCCGGGCGCGCCCGGGGCAGCCCCTGCGTTCTCCGTCCCCGGCGCCGCGCCCACGCTCGAGGCGCAGGCGCAGGCCGGCTCGCTCTCCTCAGCCGTCAACGCCGTGTTCAACATCACGCAGAAGCCGGGCGAGGACGGCGAGCAGTTCGCGCAGCGCGTGGCGCGCATCGTCGCCGACGAGCAGGAGCGGCGCATGCGTGAGGCCATGGCAGGAGTGCTCCCATAATGGCGCTGCTCTCCCTCCTGTACCGGATCCCGCCCACGGCGATCGGCTCGCTTGAGCTGGACGCCGCGATCTCGATCCAGCATCGCGGCGACGTCGAGGTCACCATGCACCCGGTCGAGCGCGGCTCGGACATCTCCGACCACGCGCGGGCGCGCCCGGAGGTGGTCACGATCGAGGGCCTGATCTCCAACACGCCGATCAACTCCACGCAGCAGACCCGCGCCGTCTCGTTCGTGGGCGACGGGTTTCGCGTCGACTTCGAGACCACGGCCGCGGCCGAGCAGGCCTTCGGCGTGCCCGGGTACGCGGAGGAGGGCTATGCGAAGCTGCGCGACCTCAAGGACAAGGCCGAGCTGATCACGATCGTCACGCCGCTGCGGACGTACGAGAACATGCTCATGACCTCGCTGGACATCCCGCAGGACGCCAAGACCGGCGACGCGCTGCGCTTCACGGCGGAGTTCCAGAACGTCCGCATCGTGGAGAACAAGGTCACCAACCTCAAGGTCGCGGTCGACCCGCGCGCGAACAAGAAGGCCAAGGTCGGCAAGCAGGCCGCGCAGATCCTGAAGAACGACGTCAACGTGATCCGCAAGGTGGCCCAGCCCTGGACCAACACGATCAGCCGCGGGCTGGACCGAATCAACATCTTCGGGTTCGGAACCTAAGCCCATGGCCGTCGAGATCCCGCTCACCACTGGCCTGCCCCACTTCGACGTCCAGGTTCCGCTGGAGGGACGGACCTACACCTTCGAGCTGAAGTGGTCCGTCCGCGAGGAGCGCTGGTACCTCGACGTCCTCACCGAGGAGCGCGAGCAGATCTACAGCGGCATCGCGCTCGTCCTGAACTTCCGGCTGGGCTTCCGCTGCGTGGACGAGCGCTGGCCGCCCGGCGCGCTGTACGCCGTGGACACATCCGGCGCGCAGCTCGACGCCCGGCTCGACGATCTCGGCGAGCGGGTCAAGCTGGTGTACTTCGAGAGCAGCGAGCTGCCGGTGGACATCTCCGCGTTCGTGGAGGAGTAGCCGTGGCCCAGCTCTTCCGGCGCAAGGCCAGGCTCCTGATCGCGGTCCCGGTGGGCACCAGCCTCACCCAGTTCAGCGCGGACGTGTACGAGGTGGAGGACCTGCGCCTGCGCTTCCGCGTGGTGAAGACACTGCGCAAGGAGCCCAACACCGCGGAGGTTACGGTCACCAACCTCTCGCAGCGCAGCCGCGCCGAGCTGCAGGAGAAGGCCTTCCGGATCACGCTGCAGGCCGGGTACGCCGACACGCTCTCCACGATCTTCATCGGGGACGCGCGGGACGTGGATAGCCGTCTGGCCGGCGCCGACTGGGAGACCAAGATCCAGGCGGGCGACGGCGAGCGAGGCTACAGGCACGGCCGCGTGAGCGAGTCGTTCAAGGGCGGTACGTCGGTGGCCGCGGTCGTCCGCAAGTTCGCGGCCGAGATGGGCGTCGACGCCAGCACGGCGTCCGGGTTCCTCAGCGAGCTGACGGGCCGGCAGTTCGTGACCGGCTACGCCGCGCACGGGCGCGCGAGCAAGGAGCTGGACCGGCTGCTGCGCACGTACGGCTACGGCTGGGCCGTGCAGGACGGCAAGCTCCACGTGTTCAAGCCGGACGACTCTGGCTTCGAGTCGGCCGTCGAGCTGACCCCGGACACCGGGCTGGTCGACTCGCCGGAGATGTCCTCGCCGGAGAAGAAGGGCGGCAAGCCCACGCTGCGGGTCAAGTCGCTGCTGCAGCCCTCGCTGCTGCCGGGCGCGCGTGTGGTGGTCCGCTCGACCCAGCACGACGGGACGTTCAAGATCAAGAAGGTCACGCACACCGGCGACACGGCCGGCGGCGAGTTCTACAGCGAGCTGGAAACGGAGCCCGCATGAGCCGCAGCCCGGAACTGTCCGAGGTCCTCAACACGCTGCTGGAGGGCGCGCTCGACGAGCTGCACGTGTCGCTGCCGGGCAAGGTCACGCGCTACGACGGCTCCAAGCAGCAGGCCGACGTCCAGCCGCTCGTCAAGGTGTGGCACGAGGAGGAGGACGGCACCCGCGTGGCCCGCGCCCTCCCTGTGGTGACGGGTGTGCCGGTCGTGTTCCCCGGGGGCGGGGGTTTCGTGGTCCAGTTCCCGATCAGCGTGGGCGACACGGTGCTCCTGGTGTTCTCGGCCGTCTCGCTCGACAAGTGGCTGGCCGGCGGAGGGGGGCCGGTCGACCCGGAGGGGGGTGGCGCCCACTCGCTCGCGGACGCCGTGGCGATGCCGGGCCTGCGCTCGTTCAAGGACGCCCGCAAGCAGGCCCCCAGCGGCCACGTGCTGATCGGCAAGGACGGCGATCCCTCCGAGAAGGCCGCGCTGGGGGAGACGATCAAGGCCCATTTCGAGGCCCTCAAGACGTGGCTGGAAGCGCACACGCACACGGTCCCGATCGTGGGCCCGGCCGGGACTACCCCCACCACTACACCGGTTGTGCTGCCCTCGCCGACCGTTCCTGAGACAGGCTCGGGGACGGTGAAGGTGACCAAGTAGGGTGCTATACTTCTAGCCTTCGGAGAGCGCCATGGCCCTCGCGATCACAGTTGATACCGTCCCCGGGTCCAACGAGGACGTCGCGATCAACGCGCTGCGGCAGCTCGCGCTTACCGGCATCCTCGGCTCGCCGACCACGTACCTCTGGACGCTCCTGGACAAGCCTCCGGGCTCGGCCACCACGATCTCTAACACGGCGATCTCGAACCCGACGATCACCCCGGACAGCGAGGGCGGCTACCATATTCGCGCCGAGGTGACCGGCTCGGGCGGCTACCAGCGCAACGAGATTCACCTCGTGGTGCGGCAGCTCAAGACCCGGGACAAGGTGCTGGCCGCCGGCTACAACGCCAAGGATCCGTATCAGACGGTCGGCGACACGGTCGACGGTTGGGCTCCTCCGCTGCACGTGACTCAGCGCCGCGTCGACAGCATGTACGCCGCGGAGTACGGCGTGGTCGTTGGCGTGGCCGGCGCCGCGGGCCTGCTGCCTGGCAACGTGGTCCGGATCTCCGGCGCCACCACGATCAAGAGCGGGCTCCCCGGCGCCGAGGACGTCCCGACGTGGGTCCTCGCGCAGGCCTCCACGCAGTCGCACGCCAGCTCCATGCTCGGCGTGGTGATCGAGGGCGTCGACGGCTCGGGCACGCCGGCTAACGGAGCGCTAATCCGCGTGCGCGTGGCCGGGCGCATGACCATGAACACGACCGGCAGTGCGGTCGGCAACCCGGTGTACCTCTCCGACGCGGGCGCGCTATCGCTCTCCGTTGGCACGTGGCGCCGGGTGGTCGGCACGGTGCATACGGTCGGCAACCCAGGGCAGATCTGGATCAACGGGTGGCAGCCTAGTACCTCCTCGAGCATCGACCTCAGCGCGATCCGCCTCGGCGGGGGCGCGCCGCTGTCGAACAACACCGGGTTCCTGCAGACCGACGGCGTCATCGTCGTGCAGGGCTCGCTCGGCCTCCGCGTCTCCGGCGTCCTCGAGATGACGGGTTCGGTGTCCGAGGCGTTTGTCGCGGGCGCGGGCTCTGGTACGCGGCTCACGCTGTTCTCGCAGCTCTCCGCCGGCAGCACCGACACGGGCGTCCGCGTGAACGGTCCGAACGACCGCTCCGCCGGCTACCTGTTCGACGTCGGCGACACGATCTCGGCGGCGTTCTCGCGGAAGTTCGGAGTCCAGCACGACGGCAAGACCGAGATCGTGGGGACCGGGTCCAGCGATCGCCTGCATCTCCACTCTCCCGGCGGCAGTGACCCCACGATCATCAGGCTCACCGTATCGGCGAGCGGCACCACGGGCACGGACGGCACGGCGCTCAGCGTGGACCCGAGCAGTAATGCCTATCTGTGGAACTATGAGAGCGCAGCGATCCACTTCGGCACGGTCAACACTGGTCGCTGGTCGATCGACTCCGCCGGCAACCTAGTGAACTACACCGATGCCTCGGTTAGCCTCGGCGACGCGACGCACCGCGTGCTCCGCTTGTTCCTCAAGGAGTATTGGGAGGGCGACGAGATCGCCGACCCGGCCGCGCCTGCGGCGAACAAGGGTAGGTT